AGAGAACGAGTGTTCATAGTTGCAGTTAGGGATGATGTATTAGATGCAATTGGAATGCCCTTTATGTGTCTAAGTGGTTTGTTTCCAGACACAACAGAAGGTAGAACATCAATTGCAGAAGCAATAGATGACCTAATAGATGATGAAGAGAACATCAAGGATGCAGAATACCTTGTAGATTCTATGAATGAATCATCTAAGTCACACTGGATAAATGGGTTTGATAAACATCCAGACCCAGACTATGTACATTGTGGCCCATGTGAAGGATTAGAACCAGTGTTAAAAAGGAAA